CTTTAACTGAAAGTGTATTTGATGCATCTCATTTTTTGAAAAAAATGGCAGCAAAGTCTGTAAAACCCGAATTTACGATGGAAGAGATTGTTGCTTCCATCGCGGATGTTGGTACGGTGCTTTCTAAGAAACACCGTAAGGCACTATTTGAACACTTTGCTATTGGAACACCCGCAGCATTCAATCCAGTTACCGGATTGCCAATTGTGTCGACGCGAACGATTGTCGAGTATAAAGAACCGGTTGATACTGCTGCAGAAACACACGAGACAGCTGCAGAAACTGTCATTCCAGTTGTCGAAGTTCAACACACCTTTTCTAAGTTTCTAACGCGACAAAAGCAGATCGCGCTTGAAGCTAAAGAAAATGAATATACTGCTAATCAAGCGTTGTCGGGTGCGAAATTGGGAAAACCTGTAAATGGTCCAATTAAAATTAAATCTGCATCTGGTAGCATTATTTCTCACCATGCCACAGAAACTGATGCGATGAGAACCTTTAAGATGATGAAAGACACTAAAGGTGTTAAGATTCAACGTGAAAGTGAAGATGGTTCTGAAATTGATATTACCGATCAAATCAACGAGTCCATTCTTGAGTCTCAAGAGAAATATGATAAGTGGGTTGCGGATGTAAATGCAAAGCATGGCGACAAAGGTATCAAATTCAAGGGTCGCATCGAGCAAGGTTTGCACACAACATCCGCTGAAATTTCTGGTAAAGATCGGTCATACGGTGTTTGGGATCACGATAAAGAAGAAGGCACGGTTTTCGAATCTGAGCAAGAGGTTGTCGGTGAGTTGATTGCCGAAGAACTCACGGATGCTGAAGTGGAAAAACGCGATGAAATCGTGACAGCTCTGAAGAAAACTAAAGGCTTTGTTGCTAAATATGGTAAAGACAAAGCATTTGCAATTGCCACATCTACAGCGAAAGAACTGGTATGAGTGAATTTGGTAAATTTAAAAGACTATTTGCAGTAAGCGAAGAGGCTGGAAATCAATATCTTTCTGGATATGGTCGAACTGCAATTGTTAAGAAAATTGGTGATAAACATGTCGCTCAATTTTTTGAAAATGGTCATCACATGGTTGATGCTGACTATGAGGGTCAGAACGAAGACGATGCGCATGAATTTGCTCAAGACGAGATGCATCACCATGCAAGAGAAGTTCAAAAGAAACGTAAGATGTCTCTCGATGAACGTATAAATATGCCACAGGGTCATCAAGAAACCGCAGATCCTATCACAGACGATGCAGTTGAAAAACGTGGTCGTGTGAAGAAGATGATGGGCAATCGGGTGCCTATGGAAGTTATTGCAAAAATTTTAGCCGGAAAGGTATAAGTATGTCGTTAATGAAAACGTTTCCAGCCTGGGCACCAACTGCGGTTGCGACTGAACAGGGTTGGGTGGATCCAAAAACTAAAGAAGTGTATGTTTCGATTAAGCGCTTGGCAAGTCGACTTGCCGAAGAAAATTCTAAAACTCCAGTGAACATTGAAGTTGAGTTGGCTCAAGGATTGTCTCAGAAAATTGAAATTGTTGTGCCTGATCATATTGAAAAAGTTGAAGAAATTATCAAACCAAAGGAAGTAATTATGGAACCCGTTGTAACAGAAGAAGTGAAAGTTAAGCGTGCATATGTTAAAAAATTGCGCGTCAATGAAGTTGTTGAGCAACCAAAAGATGTAAAGATCATCGGTGAAGTTGTTGAACACGATGTAGATGCAAAGATCATTGGTGAATAATGGATAAGAAAATATCAGAATTACCAGTTGCAGTTACAGTTTCTGCAGTTGATGTAATTCCTATTGTTGCATCTAATATCAACCGCAAGGTGAGTATTGGAACATTAATTGCAGCGGCTAAAGCACCGGTAGTTTCCAACTTGGTGCCAACTGTAACTGGTGTATATGCAATTCCGTTGACATCATCTTCAGCTACGATTATTCAAGTTCCAGGTGGTGGTAGCTACACATTAGCAGATGGTGTGGATGGGCAGAATATTACGATTTTCGCAATATCACCAACCACAGTTGCGTTTAACGCACAAACTGCAACGTTTGCGACTAATGGATTGCTAGAATTAATTTTCTTAAATTCGGATTGGCAAGTTAAATCGGCAACTCTAGTCACATTCTAATATTGAAAATGACAGTTTTTCATAGTGAGTCTGAATTTTTGCAGTTTGCCCTAAACCACTATGACAACCCACATCTATCATCAATTGACGAATTTACGTGTGATTTAAAACGATTTCAATATATCAATAACTTAATCAAACGGTTTGTTGAAAATGATGATTTAAAAGAACGATTGATTATAAATCACATTGTTATTCTTGGCAACTGTTTTACGATTAATGGTGCAATCTCGATGCTCTATTATAAAACACCCGTTAAATATAAAAATGTGATTGATACTTTTCTTTATTACATGGAACTAATCGATCTTTCAAAGGCCAGTATTGATTTACAACTTTTAAAATACATAGAAACAAATGACCAATAAGCAAGAAATTAAAGAAGATGTTCCTGTAACAACCACTAATAACGCGGGTGCTGGTCTAGATTCACCTCAATTACCCATTAAACCACAGTCCGTTTTGAGTAGATTTAAAAAATTGAAAAAATCGAGTAATCAAAAACAATAAATAGTTAATAAACATTCGGAGCTCTAAAATATGGCAACAACCCTTCAATCCCCTGGAATTAGCATCGTTGAAAAAGACGCTAGTTCTTCTGTAATCGGTGCATCAACAACTGTTGGTGGAACAGTCGGAGTATTTCAATGGGGACCTGTAATGTCTCCAATGCTGATCGATTCCGAAGACAATTTAGTATCGACATTTGGTAAACCTGATGACAATACATTCACATCGTTCTTCAACGCTGCTAACTTCTTAGCATACACCCGTGGCATGTACGTTGTGCGCGCTGCAACGGGTAATTTGAATGATTGGTAACATTGATACTTATGAGGCATCGTTTGCCACTGGACAAGCAACAGTAGGCCCATTTGCAGCCCGGTATCCAGGTACACTTGGCAATTCGCTCTTAGTCTCTATTGCCGATTCCGCTACTTATGCAACATGGGCATATAAAGATTTGTTCCCTGGTGCACCTGGTACATCCGATTTCGCAGCATCCAAGGGTGGTACTAATGATGAAGTTCACATTGTAGTTATTGATGCTCAAGGTAAATTTACTGGCACTGCTGGCACATTGTTGGAAAAATTCCAGTTTGTTTCTAAAGCTAGCGATGCAGTTTCTTATCAAGGTCTGGCTAACTATTATCAAACAGTGCTACGCAACCAATCTAGTTTTGTCTATTGGATGGATCACCCTGTTGGTGGAACAAACTGGGGCACATCCGCAACAACTGCATTTACAACATTAGTCGATACAGTGTCCGCTGGTTATGACTTCTCGTATGCTTTAATTGGTGGAACTGACGACAATGCACCAACTGCAGCTGAGTTGCAATTGGGTTGGGACTTGTTCAAAGACACTGAAATGTATGACATTTCTCTGTTTCCAGTCGGTTCTCAAACAGCAACTGTTGCAAAATATGTGGTTGACAATGTGGGTGAAACCCGCAAAGATGCTGTGGTTTTTACTTCTATGTGTACTGCATCAGGTGGACCGATCTTCTCGTCTTCTGGTACTGCATTGACTGATGCATCTGCATACAAAACAGCTCTTGGTAATTCCACATATGCGTTCCACGACACTGGATACAAATATATGTACGACAAGTATAACGACAAATATCGCTGGGTTGCGCTGAACGCTGATATGGCTGGCCTGTGCGCTCGTGTTGATGCAAACCAAGATACATGGTTCTCACCAGGTGGATTTACTAAAGGCCAAGTTAAAGGTGTTATTAAACTGTCTTGGAATCCAAACCAATCTCAGCGGGATGCATTGTACAAATTAGCTTTGAACCCCGTGGTTACTTTTGTAAATCAAGGAACAATCTTGTACGGTGATAAAACCGGTACTTTGAAACCATCGGCATTTGATCGCATTAATGTGCGTCGGCTGTTCTTAGTCCTGGAAAAATCGATTTCTCGCTCCGCGAAATATCAGTTGTTTGAACAGAATGATGAAATCACCCGCCAACAGTTCATTTCTTCAGTTGAACCGTTTTTGCGCGATGTCAAAGGTCGTCGTGGTATTGATGAATTTAAAGTGATTTGTGATGCAAGCAACAATCCAGGTGCTGTTATTGATGCAAATGAGTTTAGAGGAACAGTATTGGTCCGCCCCACCCGATCAATCAACTTCATCACACTCACTTTTACAGCTGTTGGTTCATCCGTGACTTTTGAAACGGCCGCAACTGTATAATGAATTATATTGTTTACAAGACAACAAACCTTCTTAATGGAAGGTTTTATGTTGGTGTTCATAATTCTAAAAACTCCAAGTATTTAGGAACAGGCACACTTTTAAAAAGGGCTATAGCCAAATATAAGAGAGAGAATTTTATTA